TCATTGCATTAGCTAGAGACATCATTCCTGTTTGTAAAGCCGTAACGCTTGCCACAGAGCCTCCAAGGCTCGCAAATGAGCTCATGACCGATGTGGCAAAGGTGCTCATAGCTGTACTTGCCATTGTCATTGTCTCAGGTAGTGTGCTGAGGCTAGTGCTCAAAGATGTCAAAGCCGTAGGTAGTGATTGCATAGCTACGCTTGCAATCTGTGCCGATGTAGCAATTAAACTCAATCCTGTCCCTGCTTGTTGTAACCCTGGCCCAGCTGTAGTTATGCCTGAGGCTGCAATAGCAGCAAGTCCAGTAGCCACTGCAGCTAAAGTTCCTACTAAATCAGCAAGGTTAAGATCTACAAGGATTTTAATTCCCTCAGCCATGTATTTAACACCTAGACCAGCATTTTCAGCAGCATTCCCTATACTGTCGAAAATACCTGCAATCCCATCAAGGACATTACGAATAGCTGAACCAAAGGACTCGACTACACTACCAGCGCTCTCTAAAATGGAACTGATTTGCTCGCCAAGAGTCTTAAATAGATTTGTGATACTCTCAATAATTGGGCTGATTTGACTGATCAGATTATTAAACGCCTCTACTAAGGACTGGAGCACTGGAGCTACTGCCTGAACCATTTCGGAAATAGCTGGCATGAATGGAGCTAAAGCCTCAATGATTTGTACAATCGCTCCAGACACAACTGTCACAACTTGTACGAAAGCATTTGAAAGTATTTCAATAATAGGTGTCACAGCCGTTGCTATCTCAGCAATACCTGAGCTGATAGCCGTTATAATCTCGCTAATAGCTGACCCTAATGCTGTAATCACAGGAGCTAGTCCACTAAATGAGCTAATAATTGAGCTAATTGCTATCCCAGCAGCTAAAATTAGGGGTGATAACATTGCGAACGCTGAGGCTACAGTAGGTAATACAGGCGCTACGATTACTAAAGCCTGAGCCAAACCTTGTAAAGCTAGGTTTAGAATAGTTCCAATAGCTGTACCTACACTAACAATAACATCACCTACAGCTTGTAGGATTGTTGCGATACCTTGCCCTTGTGTTCCCATCAAAGCAAACGCCGCCCCTAAAGCCAAAATAGGGACAGCTAGGGCTGCAATAGTTAAAGGATTGACCATAGATAGTCCTTGACCAATCCCACGAAAAGCCGCGCCAACGCCTTGACCAATACCTCTAGCAGCTGCGGCTACAGTTTGCCCAAGACTGCGGATGACAGATACAATTTGCGACCCTATCGAGGTGACAGTTGATGTGGTGCCACTTAGTGCTGATGTAGCGTTACTCTTAAATAGACCAAAAGGGTTGAATGTTTTTAAGAAATTAAACGCTTTGAAAGCGACAAGTGCTCCACCAATACCTACAACTAAGCCTCTCCAAATATCTCCACTAATTGACTGAGATAATTTTGAAATCCAGCTGATAGCTAATGAAATAGCGTTTACTACATGACCTACTGCAGCTCCTATGACATCCCAAGGGATGACATCTCCTAATTTTCCAGCAAGTTTTAAAGCTGCAACTGTGAAATCCTTGAAAGCGCTGTAAGCATTTTTAATAGCTCCAGTGTTAGCAAATGCCTCAAGAGCAAATTGAACGCCAGCGGCTAATTCTTGGATAACTACATTTACCAAAATTATCCCATTAGCAATACCCTCAACAACATTACTAAACCCATTGCTTTCACTGGTCAACTCCTCGAAAAGAGATTGCACTGTTACCACAATATCTCTGATTGAGTCTGAGATGTAATTAAATACGCCCTCTTTATTAAAAATAGCAAAGAAATTAGAGACCATTTGACCTGCTTGAGCAAATCCATTAGATAAGCCTGAGATAAACCCATCAATGTCAATGCTCTCTAAGAATGCCCCTAGCTTATCAGCTACACTGTCAAAATTGATTTTTTCAAGAGCGTCAGATACTGCATTGACTGCTTTAATTCCAAACTTATTAAGTTTTTCAAAGGCTGGCATAAGTTTATTAGAGAGGCTTTCTTTTGCCCCATCTATAGCCTGGTCAACTGTTTTGAACTCTGTGGCCATCTTTTGGAAAGCGTCTGAGTTCCCTGCACGGTTCATAGCGTCGAAAAAGTCCTCTGTCTTAACTTTTCCATCTTGGACAGCTTTTACAAGCTCAGCCGTAGACATTCCCATCTCTTTTGCGACGGCCGCCATACCAGCAGGAGCTTGCTCCATCATGATCTTAAAGTCCATCCAGGCTATTTTAGGCTTACTTGCCATCTGCGTTGCCTGAGTTGACAGTGATTTCATGGCTTGGGCTGGGTTTTCAGCAGAGGCTGCAAGTCCACCAAAGGCCTTAACTAGACTACCTACGTTTTTAGTTCCAACTGCGTCAAGTTGTGAGTAGGTACTAGCCATATCAGAGGCTGAGTAGATGGTCTTTGTCGCAAAGTCTTGCATTTCGGTCTTGGCTGCCTTGATTTCCTCAGCTGATCGTCCAAATGCTTGGAGGTTTCCCTCAAATGTTTTCCAGGCTTTCTGTGAGCTATTGAGCTCAGAGGCCATTTCACGGATACCACTAGTAATAGTACCAATCCCTGTAGTAAGGGCAGAACTAATCAGATTAGCTCCTAAGACGGATTTAAAAACAGACCCTACTTTTGAGCCTGCGTTTTCAAGTCCACCGAATAGAGCTTTAAGCTTGCTTACTCCCGATTGAGCATTAGAGCCATCCATATCAACCTTGATAGTAACTGAACCATCTGCCATTTTGTACCTCCTTTCTAAAATTAGTAGTCAAATTCTTTAGGTAGGGCATACTCTTTTTTGAGTTTCTTCATGTTCTCCTTGTACTGCTTACTATCCCCTTTTTGGGGCTTGTAAGAGCGTATTTTCAGCACCTCAGCAAATTTAGTATCACTAGGCAGGCCATTGAGTAAAGCGTTGAATTTCTTCCAGTGTAGGCTGTTCTGAGCGTCTATGAGGTCAATTCCGTAAGCCTGGAGAAATGATGAGTAAATATACTCAGCGTCGTACTTCAAGCTAAAAAGACGATCTCCTCCCTCAGATTGGCTCCTGGAGCGTATTTTGCTCTTGATTGGGTTCCCTGCTAGGTCTAGTACTGGTGCTGTGTCTTTAGCTGGAATAATTCTGATATGCTCCTCAAAAATCATCTTAAAGATTGCTGTAGCTTGTTTAGGAGTTAAAGCCTGAGTAAAATCTACACCAGTCAAGATTTGAATGGCCAGAAAAGGCTTGTAAAGCTCGTCAATGTCATCATCATTGATCAGCTCCACCACTTTCAAAACCTTGTTAAAAGCGATATTCATTGGATACACATCATCACCAAGGACTAACTCATCTGTCAATTTCCTTGATAGGTCCAGCATGTCAGTCACCTAGATATTTTTTGAGGGCGTCTGTATTGTTACGTTTCTCCCATTCTGCAATGACCCCTGTGATAGCCTCAAGCAAGTAAGCCATGGTATCGACGGTTGAGCCGTTAGAAAAATCATAGACCTTTTTATAAGCGTCTTGGTCAAACAGCTCTGTCCATGACCCTTTTACCAAGTCTTGCAACGTTTCAAAGGCCTCACTGTCTTCTGTGTTGGCTAGTTTTTCGCCGTCTTTTTTGAGCTTTTTGCCTACAGACTCCATTTTGTGGATATTTTGGTCATTGGCTACAAATTCAAGTTTGAACTCTCCAAAATCAACAGGGATGACATTGTCACGTTTTTTAATTACTACCATTTGTTTTTTCTCCTACTAATTTTTAAATCAAAAATAAAAAGGGGAGCCTGTTCACTCCCCTAGATCAAACCATCAACCGACTACAGCAGATTGTTTAGGTGCTGCGTTCCAGCTGATAGTGCACTCAAAGGCCTCATACTCAGACGCCTCTCCGCCTCCGATTTTGATACCTGAGACAGTAGCGACTCCGACGTATTGAGTTTTGCCGTCAGCGTCCACCACTTTAAACCAGACATTACGCTCATCCCCAGTTTTAAAGCGCATAGCTGCGACAATAGCCTGAGCTGCGTCCTCTTTGATGTAGTCGCCCTCAAAGCTGTATCCATTTTTGACAGACGTCACTACTGTTTTCTTAGTGCCATCACCGTTGTAGTATGCAATGTCATCTGTCTCCTCGTCGTTCTCAGACTCGGCGGTTGTTTCCCCCCCCCCCCGCCCCTTCCCCGCGTCACTACCCTG